CCTGTCCTTTCCTTAAAAAGTCCGAGTTTCGATCCCTTGGTCTACGCTCGAACAGGTTACCTTCACTAATCCTACGAGAGTCCCCGCTAGGGGTTAAGGCCCCTCTCGTCGCGTCGTTACAGGCTCCGGGCTTACGACTATAGCCCAGGCAGCTTGCGCTGGCCTGCGATTCCGAAAAGTATCGTTTATTTCTTGTTGTTATTGCTGTTGTTGTTGTTAGTTGTTGTGTGTTTCCATGTGTCGTGATTATCCCATAGCAACATACCATGATGGATATCCCAGTACTCCCCAACCCTTTCTGAGTTCACCTTGATGGTAGTCCCTAAATTCCATCTTATACCTGATCACATTGACTCCCTCTCTTTCCGTTCTTACTTCATCGTCATCAGGGTTCGCTGTCATCACACCTTTGAGATTCTCTCTGGTCTCTACCACTGTGTTGTATGGATCCAATCCAGCCTTGGCAATTGCTTTTTCCACTGGCTCCAAGGAATCATACGTCCACCCTGTCATCATCTTCCTTATATCCTGCACCTTCTTTCCCAAACTCAGTTTCCATGCCGTTCTTCCAGGCTGGTGGATGTAACTTCCCGTCATCATATCTCTAACTTGAGACACATAACAGACATCGTCAACTCCTTCCATTCCAGGGATGGGGTACAGAGAACTGTCGCTGAAGATACTCTTGCAACAAGCGTCTATGTCTGATTGACTCATCCAGGGCATCATCATTTCTCTTGGTTTCCGGGTCTTGCCTTGGGGAACCATTCCAGGTGGGGCTGCTCTTGTTATAGCCTCACACAATCTCCTGATATCTCTCCTAAACACATACATAAGTAAAGTGTTCCTGAGTTCCAATGCATGTCCCATCTGAGTTTCCATGTTCACAAAGCCTCCTACCGAATATATTGACTTAGCCAATATCTCGTCCTCATTGCGCGTACTACACCACTTTTTAAACTCACCTAAATTGGTACGGAATGTCACCCACTCAGGAGAGTGGGAGCAGAACTCCAGCTTATAAAAGTCTCTGATCACGTTTGAATTTTCTGTCAAGGTCATATTCTTCCGGATGTAACCAATCTCCCCCCAATAAGCCGGGTTGTCTGCCAATCTCTGAATCCGGTCCGGGTGTCCTCCGATGACCTTATCGTCTCCACTAATATACATGCGGTAGGTCCCATCTGCAATCATGTCCAAAGCTGTGTTAATACTAACTCCTTCCGTTACAACTATATGTCCCACATTCAGTACGGTGTTGAGCACAGTGTTCATAGAGTATGTGACTATCGTTCCACTCATTCTTCCTTTACGTTCTTCAACGATTGACAAGTCCACCGTATTTCCTCTAGGTCGTTTGACGCCCACGAGATGATTGGCATACATCCGATACATCCCATGAATTGCTTTCTTATGTCTATCTCCACTCCCAAGCTGTTTCAGAAACCATGCCTCCGCTTCCAAGTCCTGCTTTGACACTTTGGTATCCCATCCTGCCACATCCTCAGCTAGAAAACCCGTGCGTTCTAGATGTACGTCCTCTCCCTGGGCTAAACTTTCATCGGCCATGAGGTTGAAATAATCAACCGGATTCATATAACCGACCCCAGTTGGTAATACACTGCGCCTTGTTAAGTTGTCCAGGATACCCCCGAAAATCATTTGCTCAACAATCCTCACAGGAATGTCGTAAAATGATATCAAGCGGCTTCCCTTCCTCTCACCAGAACTCTTCAACTTCTTCTCTTTCTTCCCCATAGTATTTACTAGTCCTAGGGTGGGTTCCCCCCTGATGATGCTGTCCATTTCAGTTTCCACAGTATTCTTCAAGTCTTGCGTAATATGTATCTTCTCCCAGTTCTCGACCTTGCTTTTGTTCAATCGTTCCACTGCTTCCTCTATAGATAACATTCCTGTAGACCCCATCTTCCCGTGTACTCTTTGAGCCAACTCTACCCAGATTCCTCTAAGTAAGCGCCTGTGCGTATGATTTTCCACCACAGGTTGGTCCACCTTTTTCTTGTACATCGAGAAAGTCTCCACGGCCCTGGTGTCTGTGAGTGACCACATTTTCGTGAACTTTCCAACCTTATCCAGCCCACTGAGTAACTTTTCCATGATCCTATTCCGCGAGACACCACTAGCGACATCTCCGACATCTTGAACGATAGCAACCTCCTTTACACTCTTGTACTCATTGCGCGGTGACCTCAAGGTCCACTTTTCCCTGATCTTATCCATCGTCTTGCTGTAATCCGGTGGGTCCAAAATCCATGGCCTCTCCGCTCCTGGCTCTTGGTTCACAAAGACAACTGGTGCGTCTCCTCCTTGTACAGTGATTAAATGTGGGTCCTGTACATGCATTCGTGCTATAAGCTCCCTAACCCGGTTGTACAACAAGTCATCTGACGACCCTCCTGATGTCAGATATATTTCTGAGGTGGAATTCTTGGCATATCTAGATACTGATAGTCCGAGTCCATGCTTCTTGCGGAACTCTGCAGCATTCACTGACCAAGGGGCCAGCTCCTTCACTATGATGGTGTCAAACTTTCCCATATCAATTATCCTGTCCAATGTATTTCTCAGCTTAAAGGAATATTGCTCCTGCTGGTCAAAGCCAGCTTTAGCTTCCCCGATGTCACAAATAAGGGTGTCAAATCTCTCCTGTTTCAAAATCACTCCCCAGTCCAAATTGAATATATTTCCAGAACGTTCATCTATTTTCTCAAATCCTGCTACTTTCTCTTGGATCCCCATGGGCTTAGCATGCTTTCGAGCCTCTATCTGATAAGTCACAATTCCTGTTACCTCTGGCGTGGCTGCTAAATACTGAGTCATTCCTCCTATTCCGCCACCTAGTTCCAACACTCTTCCATGAGGTCTTGTTTGCACAGCCAGTTCTTGTAGCTTGTAGTAGCCCTTGCTAAGAACTCCGTGCCCTTTGACTAGCTTGATCACATTAATCATACGATACCTGCGAAACCTATTTTGGTCCATTTTGTTCAGCCTCTCTTTCCATTCACGCCACAATGCCTCCAGTTTTGATCCTCTGAATCCAAATATAGAATGTCTGCCTGATCTCATGCCTCCACCAGTTTTACTCTCCATTTCAAAACTGCCTTCTAGATATACCAAGGCTAACGCTGCGCATATCATAGTTGGTAATCTTTCAATCAATGCTGATACAAGCAATGCAACTCTAGTCTCAGTCAATCCAGCAGGCAACATTCCCATTCTAGCCATGATCGGGTGTAAACTCCCTAATGCTATTGTCATCCAGTCAATGTATCCGCACCAGAACATCACAATCGACAGCCCGGCACTTGACACAACCGCCACAGTTATGGGTTCCTTCCCTTCAATTTTCCTGCTTGTCATGTACTCAGCTGGTGGTGAATTGCTGGTTGTAGTTTCCATATGTTTCATAGCTGCCGTTGTTATGCCTGATTTCACGTAAGCTATTCCAACCAATATTCCTATTGCTGCAGACGTAGCCGGAACTATCATGTGTGTAGGTCCTGCTTGAATCAGACTGGCCAATACACCTATAGCTGCTATCCATGCTTGTGTGGATCCAGCCTGGTGGAAATTCCATTCATTGACATTTCTCTTCGCCAGACTATACAACAGGGAAGCAGCCTCCTTATCCCATTCGATATCTATCGTGGCAAACATCGCTGCAGCCACTATTGTTGGTGAAATGTTGGGTCCCAACTCGTCCCACGTGTCAGCTGACCTGGTGGTCCAATGTCGCACATCTGTGATTACCTCTCGAATGTTGGGCACTTCAAATGTCCGAACTTCACCTATGTAAGCCAACATAAGCAAAGATGCAAAAACTCCCGCCTCGGTGGAATGGTAGTGTGTTTCTAATATACCTCCTATCCACGCACGCATCACAATGAATCCAATGATGGATGAGCTCAACACCTGCATCCAAGTCAAGGTTGAGGAATCTATGTAAACTAACATAACATACCCCCACGCAATAACTCCACTCGTATGTAAAAGCAACTTAAGAGATCTACTCACAAAACTACTCACCTTGTTGGAGCCCATAGACATCAGCGCAAAAGCTAACACTATGAACCCCACACTGTACATTGTTAGGTACGTGATTGGTATTTCCAAATTTCTTGATCCAAAACCTTCGTTCAAGTTGGGTAAGATCCTCTTCAAAGAGTCTTGAACCCATCCATCATCATCATCTTCCTCCAAAAGTGATTCCATGCTTGGATAGTCCATAGAATGATAACCTTCAATCACTCGTCTACTGATTGTGATATCGTGCATACGTTCATCTTGGTGTCGTATCTTCATTGGGCATTTGTCACACTCACTGTCTCTGCTACCCAATTCATTGTATGAAATGTAGTGCGCTGGTGTCGGGTCACGTCCCCAGTCTGCTATCATCCTTATTGCCAAGGATATCGGTATGTCACTACTCATCGCTCTCATAAAGTAGCCCTTCTCTGCGAGCCTCTTCATGTACATCATGGCTGGAGTGTCTATGATATTTTCGATGTTGCCGTATATTACGGATTGACCACCCATGTTTCCTTGGGTCCACACCATCACGTCCAGCCACAACGCATCGTCTGGATGAAAAAATCTATGTTCTGACTCTTCATTTGCCACATAGTAATAACTCCCAGGAAATTGTCTGCCCACTCTTCCTCGCCGTTGCACCGCACTTGCTTGGGTGATCTCCCGGGATACCAAAGTCACTTCTCCTGTGTTGTAGTCGTATCTGGGCGACCTCTCAAGTCTCTCATCTACTACTACGTCTACTCCAAGATTAGCACCACATTCTATGATATTTGTCGCAATAATCAATCCAGTTGTCATTCGTTTCGCTTTCTCAAAGTTTTCCATATGTTTGCTGGAAAGCAAGACCACATCATATTCTGTTCTGCCGAGTCTCTTCTTGACATTCTCCACTCCACCTGGGACAATCCACAAGATTTTCTTCACGTTAGCTTGCGAAATAATCTGGGGTATGTCAGTCACCCGGATTGGATGATCATCCACTACAAAATTGGTTTCCTTGTAGAGCTCAGGTAACGTGGTGGCACTTAGGAACCAGGCCTTCTGCTTTCCTTCGAGGACCCTTCTCTCCAACAGCAAAGTCAGCGCGACTGTTGCCGGCTGTGGGAAGTGGTACTCATCTACGATATATATTACTCGTTGATCCCATCCGAACTTAAGTGCTCTCCTCAGAGCCGTTTCGTGTGCCATTATTTTTATCTTGGCCCCTCTCACAGGAGCACCAGTGCCTGATATTTCCAAACTGACCTGTTCTGGGAATGTTTCTTTCAAAGCCTCGTATGCCTCTCGTGCTACCGTCCTAGTTGGTGTCGCTACTATGAAACGGTCGTTATCATCTCCGTTCAGAATGATTCGAGGGATGTGTGTCCTCGTTTTGCCTGCACCGCAGTGCATGCCAACAACATTCACCCCAGCCACTTCTGCTCTCATATCTCTGGTCTTACCAAATTTCACTAACTCAATCTGCTTGTCACCCATTCCATCATGCGTCATCCAATGTCCCGAACTCCCTGCCAGAGTCGGTCCAGATCCAGTCATCAATATGATTGGTAGCCCACTGTCTCCTGGTTTTGTTTTAGGCATAACGATGTGAGCAGTCATTCCATCAGTCTCGTTCACTTCCAAATCATAAGCCTTGGCTTCATAACGCCACAACCAAGTCTTTCTCACCCGTATTTGGCGCACATAGTCTCCTTCTGATAGATGCGGTAGATGGTACACAGCATTGCCAAATATCACTCGGTCTCCCTCTGCATCCACGTGGCTTGCCTTGAATTCTGTTCCTGCGACCCACACAGAACTGCTTGGGGCCACATGATAACTTGTAAACAACGACTCCTTCCACCATGTGCCCCAACCTATGTGAAACCTGGGGCCAAACATAGTGTCCCAAAGAATTTCGCATACCTCGCCATGTCTGGGTTTTCTGTCTCCTTCAACAAATGATGATATTCTGTCTCCATGTTTACCTCCCACGTAACGTGATGTTACAAAGTAACCGGTTGGAACCACCACCCTCCTTCTTGCTATGAATATGATAAGTAAGAGCATGGTCCAACATGGAAACGTTGTTCCAGACAAAATACCTGCTAACCAAGAGTTGTGCATTCCGGTTTGTGTTTCCCCATGAACCATTTTCCGTACTCTATCCATGATCTTATCATGTGTGGTGTATATCCTAGAACTTAGGTCATCCACAAAGCATTCAACAGTCTGAGTTGACAACAGCATGAAAATGGCCACAATGGACATGACAATGATACTCAGCGGGTTAATGCCCACTAGCAACATCAATATCACGGCTGAAGTTCTTGATTGTCCTCTTTTATCAAACAAATACCATACAATGACCAAAGTTGTTGTATCCTTCCATATCATAGAAATTACATACATCAAGAAAACCAACTTGTAAACCTCCTTTGTGTGCTCGTCCCTATAACCATCAAAGGGAGTCCCTTCACAGAAAGCCACTCCCAGTTTGTTGTTTACTGGAATCGGTTTCAACAACTTGAAGTTTTCCCCTCCAGCTATTGTTTCCGAGTAGCGTATCAAACCCCACTTCTCAGATCCATCTAAGATTATTTCGTCCAAAGCCAGATACTCAACAACTTTCACTTTTCTTTCTCTAGCCCATCGGTCAACGTCATTTCTGCGCTTCTTCTCTTTCTCAATTCGTTCCATGTCAACTGTCCATGAGCTATCTTCAGTCTTATTTTGCATTTTTAGGTGACATATCCCATCCTCAACTCGAGCTGTGATCGTGGGCACGTGATTGTTGTCCCACACGTACACCGCTTTCCCTGAAGTTTGATCCTTCTCGAACCCTTTGAATGTATAAGAATCCATATCCGGTCTAGCTGTGGATCCATGTTCCATAGCCTCGAGAATCTTGGGTATCCTCACACTGTCACTTTTCTTAACGACGGCCACGATGGTTGTAAGTCCAATTCTACATCTTTCATAATCGGTCACATATTCTTCTCTGGCATCCCAGTACGCCCGGGCTGGGTTTATTCTCATTCCGTAGTGTGTGAGCCAGTTGTAATTTTCCACTACACCTACTTTCAGGCTATACCCACGGTCCGTGCGTTCCACTCCTCCACCTATAAGAGTCCTTCCTTTCTTGCCTACTTCGTCTGGATGAAGATGTTCTTTCTCCAGGCTTTTGAAGTCAATCATGTCAGGTTTGAGATTCTTGGGTGTGTCTTCGTCCATGTGATCATTTGAATCTGAATTTGGATCATATTTCACTTCTGTAGCTGCTACATAAGTCATCATTGATAAACACAACATGACTATTCCAACTACTCTGACGGTTCCTCTTCCGTAGATCATAAGGATGGCTCCCACCAACCCTAGAACTATCTTCTGCACGAACGTCTCAATTCCTAGAATGTTCATAAAAATCTCTGATGCTTTAACAAATCCTTTCTTCAACCCATCAATCACTCCTGTTGTCGATGCCTTCTCCAACATAGTGCGATAGTGGTGGTACGCATTTGCCATATTTTGAATTGGCTCCGCTCCATAAGTGTCCCAAGCCGTTCTCACTCCGTGCACAAAGCATTTGTTTGCAATGCATATCTTTCCATACCCTAGGGGACAGAAAAATTGGAATTCATGTTTGCCCCTAGCCATGTTTATCCAGGGGTGCGGAATCATGCATTCATCACTAATTATATTGCCTACACATGATGTTTCCGATCTTACTACTCCAGTAGTCTTTCCTAATGATCTGATTCTCCCCTCCTCACATGATGCTTCGGTTACAGGTGACATACTTCTGATTCTAGCCCCGCAGAATGCGCGTCCGTGTCCAAATGATCTTAAAACCTCCAACTTGTCTTCTGCTCTAATCTCAATTTCCTGTCGGGGGTAGTTTATCAATTTGTTGGTGATTCTTCCATGTATACCTTTCACCGCAAAGTCAATTGCATTTCTTTTGGTTTCCCCCCATTCAATAGCTCTCTCTTGATTGAAAACTTCCCCACTCATCCGTGTGGTGTATGGCATTCCCATCATGTCAGATATGTCAGAGTTTGTTTTGTAACCATGCCATTCTCCGTCTTCGAAGTAGACTACAAGACGTGACATCCGCATTTCCTCCTGGCTAACCAGGTGACAGTCAACTTCGACAGTGGCGAAAGAATTCTGAAGATTCGTGACCACTGGTTGTCCAAGCTTTAGCGTTGTTCGAGCTCCTGGCATTGTCTTACATATGGAATCTCCATTTACCCAATGGGTGCTATTCCATCGACAGTGAACGGGGACTGCTTGTTTGCCAGTCCAACCTTGGTGTGTTTCACTCAGTGTTTCCATCGTCCATAGTGATATCTCCGCTGTCCATATGTGTGCTGGCTCTAAAAACTCCCAGATGTAATCACGCGCATTTGAAGACATATCTTTCAAGGTAACGCACTGTCTTATCTTACCTTGTCCAAAGGTAAGACAGCCATCACCCCACCCAGTTTGGAAAGTGCCATCTCTACAAACGCTTCCTTCTGCTGATGGTTCCATTCCACCCGGGCATCCCCAGGATGAGGTTTGCTCAGCCTTCAGCTCTTTCGGAACAAGTTTTGAAAACTTCCATCCCTCCTTGGATTCCAGACGAGTTAGTCCGATTACCATCACCCCATGGCTACTTTGGATGCTAAGAGTTTGACACTCTTCGCTCTCCACCGTAAACCAAGTGGTTGTTTCTTCATTCAAGGTGGTTCCATGAATGTATGTCTCACAAGATGACCTTGAAGCGTCGACATTCATTTTCAATCCTACCATCCAGGAAACTATTCCTACAGCCAATGCCATCCTCAACATTCTTTGTCTGGTGGTAGCCAACAATATCATTCCTGCTATTACAATCCAATTCTTCCCCAAAATGGAGCTAAATCGAAACCATAGAGTTTTGAGACTTGCCTCGCGTTCTCTGTGACGAGTCATGGTTCGATCGCCATCCGTTATGACAGCATCAAAGGCTCGCACTGTGTGTTTACTTGAGCATATTCCTGTCATCCAGTATGCTAGGTTCTGTTCCTGGTTCTTCAACTCAACGAAACAAAAAGACCAATCAGCGGCCTTATGATCAGCACCTTGGCCGCATCGTATAAGCTGAAGACACACGTATTCTTGTCCATGATCGCATTGCAGTCCTGCCTTATCCCAGAAAACAGTCGCGAGTCCGGGGAATACTTTCTTCCCGCTTTGTATGGGACATCTCACTGTGATTTTACCAAAGTTATTCCCACTTTCTATTTCTGCCGTCCCCACTGTAAAGTTGGTCTGGGGGGGCGGAGCCGTCAAATTTCCTGGTTTTAGGTCCCGTTTCAATCTCTCTCTGCTCCTGTCTTCCATTTCGAGTCTCTCATCAAGTTTCTCGCGAATTTCCCAGGTGTCTCCTTCACTAAGAGGCCCCTTCTTCATCTTACTTTTCTTCGCTTCGATCCCATGGTGATGCAACATCACCAAGATCAAAACGATACTTTTCTTTATCGCTCCAATCATATTTCTATGACAGAGCGAACTTACCTTCGGTTGTTCCTTCTAATCCAATATAAAATCAGTTAAAAATTCGGTCGGTTGTTCAAAACAATTATGCGTAAGCACGTCAATTGAGTTAAAAATCTCGTTTGAAATAAACCCG